GACGACTGCAAACACCACATATGACATTACTGGCTATTCCTCGTCATCAACGACTGCAGATAATATCTTCAGTGTAAACACGACGACTGGCGAAATCACTGTGCGTCGTATTGGTTTGTATCTGGTTTCAGCATATGGAGTATTTGGATCAGGTACGACTGGCAATCGATTGCTTGGAATCCAGCTGAATGGCACGTTTGTCCAATCAACACGCATGGCATCGTCAGGCACTAGCACGCATACCATGACACAGACATCATTGATTGCAACAACAGCAGTCACTGACGTCATAAAAATCAGTGCAATCAGCACAATCGCATCGCAGTCATACACCAATGGTGTCTTCACTATTAGTCGAGCATAGCCATGGCGATACAATACGTCATAAAACTATATAGTGATACTGGCACAGCTCTTGGTATTGTCACACCATTGAATCTGGCGATTGTGCATAAAATCAATTCGCCATCCATAGCCACATTCTCTGTGAATCTTGATGCACCAGTGGTGGCAGATTTAGACTATGGATACATTGTGTCAATCACACGCGCAGATGCATCAATTGGCCTGAATGCGTATGAAGAATTTCTTGGCTTCATACGCGCATGGACACGAGACTATGGACAGAATCGCATGCTGACTGTGACTGCAGTGGATGCGATGTGCATTCTGCAAGATCGGATTGTGGCATGGTATCCAAGCATGCGAGGTGTCAGCGATTTCAAGGTTTCAGCATATCCAACAGCATCGTCAATTATCACTGCACTATGGAATACCAATGTTGCATCACAGGCCAATGGCAATTTTCCATTTATAACAGCAGCATTGACGCGTAGATATGGTATTCGATTACAAAGATGGACTGATGGCAGAATCAATACAGCGACAGATGCTGTTGATTTGAGCATTGGCGCATCAATGGCGCTTTCGTGTTCTGGAGAGAATCTACTGTTGGCGATGCAGAAAATTGCAGATGTTGGCAGCATAGATTTCATGGTCAATTTTGATGTTGGCAGTCTTGGATTTTCTCTCTTCTATGCTGCGACTCTTGGTGCAGACCGTAGGTCTTATGTGAAACTCAGCCAGATCAATGGCACACTTGGCACACTGGTCAAGCAGTCCAGTCTGGTTAACTATCCAACATACATCATGTCTGTTGGCAAAGGAAAAGACAAAAACAATCTGCGCAGTGCATTTCCGTCAACTGCACCTACTGGTATTGATCTGCGAGAAGCCATGGTCAAAGGAAGCGACAGCACTACAGTCGCACAGCTCACATCAGTCGCAAAGCGTAGATACAATCAAGAGCAGAGAAAGGTGAAGTCATATGATGTTGAGGTGTTGCAATCCTCGACATGGCGATACGGAAGAGATTATTTCTTGGGCGATCTGGTAAGCATCGCAGTGACATCTACAGAGACTCTGTCTCGCAAAATCTACGCAGTATCACTGGCGATGTCTTCCAATGGCGCAGAAGAGGTGCAAATTGACCTATCCAACATCTAGTTATCTCACTGCCAGCAATGAGCAAACACTGCGCGAAAGAATTGTGCAATTGGAGCGCGCAGATAATGCAGTGTTTCTCAGTCTCACTCGCACTAGCACGCTCAGCATCACTACTGCTGGCGTCATAGTCACATGGCAGAGTGAAATTGATAATGCTGGCGAGATTACATGGTCAGGATCATCAATCACTGTGCCAATCGCAGGATATTACCTAATCACAGTCATTGGCGCACTCAGCACAAAAGACGAAATTCATGGAGATTTGCGCGTTAATTCTGTCGATGTTTGTTCAATGGGCACTGGTGGCCACAAGGATGTAAAATTTATGCATTCTGTCTGCAGATTCTTTGCAGAAGGCGATGTAGTGCAATATAGAGCGCACACGACAACATCGACACACACACTCCAAGCAACGACCGAAGACAGTGCATCAGAATCGCCAATCTTTCACATGGTGATGATATGATTTATCGCATCTTCATGCCTGACAGCATCACATTTGAGTATTGGGATGACGAAGGCAATCAATATGCCACAGTGCCAGAAGGCGAAATCGTCAGTGATCGGCCATACACTGAAGATCAGGCAATGACTGCTTTTCGATTGGTACGCAATGGCAAACTGGCAGACTGCGACTATACGCAATTGCCAGATGTTGGCTTGGATGCGCAGACTGTGGCAGCATGGCAGACATATCGACAAGCACTGCGAGACATTACAGATGGCCTGATCTGGAATGTGACGACATGGCCAGCAAAGCCATAGTATAATTCTGGCATCACTGTGGTGTCCTATTCTTGGCAGAACTGCATCACAGTGATACAATTTGCATGACGGTGCAGTTTCCTTTCCTGCGTCAGTCATCTGTGCAAAAGCCACATAGCTTAATCGCTATGTGGCTTTTGTTTTTCTGCTTTCTGCATTGATAATATGCAATTGCGCGCATTGTCACACATCAACGCCAGTCGTCACTGAGCAGGCGAACAGAGAGACACGGATTACGATATCTAGTGCTGGCTGTTGTCGCATTACATATTAGCACAAAACTCGTCGCAAATTGATCAATAAAATACTTGCATGTATCATTGATATGCTATATAATTACATCAGGTAAGAAGACAGACGACACGAAAGGCAACGACCATGAAAACCAAAATGACCAAAGCTCAGATGCGCATGGCAATCAACATGTCGACTCGCGCAGATTGGTATCTTGAATTTGCATTCAAGGTGTCAAAGGAAAAAGGCAACACGTCTGCCATGGCGATCATTGGTGCAGAAATGGCACGTCGAGGAATCAGCATCTAAGACTCTCAATCGCAATGGTGCCAGCACAGTGCTGGCACCACACAGAAAGGAAACGACCATGAAGGAAAACCATCCATTCTCCAAGACGAAGAATCCTATGACTGAAGCCATATACAATCGCGTCATCATCAAGGATGCAGAGACCAGAGAAATCAAGATTGCATTCAATGGATTGAACACGACCTATGCTGATTTTCAGTCAATCGTCAATCACTGGAAAGAAAAGCATCCAGAAGAAAACGTCGTCGTTTGCTACATTGTCGGTGACGACACACTGTAGAGCGAATAGAGCAATGGTGCCAGTGCTGAGCTGGCACCACACAGAAAGGAAACGACCATGAGTGTGCTGACTGATTTGCGCAGACCGATCACAGAGAGACTCACAATCTCCATTTGTCGTGCAGACAATGACAAAATTTTGTACACACATCAGTACTATGTCGCAATTGACCGCGAATTTGCAAAGCGCATCATTGGCATGCTTGACTATGCTGACATTGAGTATGGTACTCGCACCTATGCTGTCATGCGTAACGATGAAGGCAGAATACTCAATCCCATTGGAGGATACTGGCACGCAACGACACGAGAAGCACGTCGATACAGAAAGACAAACTAATGCACAACGAATTCTATGCTTGGCTGCATCGCATGGGCCATGGCGCTTACACAGTGAAATTCACTATGGAGATGCGGAATGTGCAGATGCCAGCACTGCATGACGACATCAATCGCGATTATCCCTTATATCGTTTTATGATTCGTCGTCGAGATGTTGGTGCAGTGTACATCACTGCATCGTGTGCATGCGTCTATCTGGTTGAGCGAGACGAAGACTATGTATACCATGTGTGTGATGCGCATCTGATGCTGAGCATGCTGGAGGAAGCACGTTTCGATACACAGCAAACGCATCCACTATGACCACACCTACTATCGATACCGATCTTCAGCAGGTCAAGGAAGAAATTGCTGAATTGCGTCTTAGATTGTTCCAATATCTGACATTGCGAGAAAAGCAACGATACGAAGCATTGATGCACAGAATGCGCCAGTTATCTCGTGTCATTGAGAATCGCAATCAAGAGCATATGGAGAAAGAATGACTGCACCAAAGATTGTATGGCGCCACACTGGCATGACATGGCGTGTCTCATACGACACGCCAAATCGCCAATACTATGGCAGGATTGCTCTTGGCTTAGATGGCATGTGGATTGGCACATTGGAAGAGACTGGCGGACGCAAGGGAAGAGTCGTCAAATCCTATCAGGGAAAGACTCTCAATGACGTGCGCTCTATGATCGACGCAGTACTGATTGCGAGAGGAATTCATCTGTGATGAAATATGGT